AAGTAGCTTCAGTACGGAATCCGCCTTCCCAAAACACCACATTACCAGGAATGGTGGAAAGAATTTCTTCTTCGCCACCAATCTTTTTAATGCCACGAACATCGGCCTCTACATTAAGGCCACTGTTATATTCGTTAGTTCCAAGAGCGTTACTAGGCACGTCTGGCGTAAAGCTGAGACTGGTAAATGGTGTGCGTAGACGGCTGTATTCGCTCATGGGTGTACCTTATTGCACTGGTTCTTCTTTTGGAACTTGAGAATTAGCTTGTTGTTTAATCTTGACAATCAAGGGAAAACAACCAGTTTTATTTGGCAGTTCATCCAAAACTTGCAGAATAAAGTTGATCTCATTGGCGTCAAGTTTCAATTCCATTTCATTTCCTTTGGTTATAGGGCAAAACGCCCAGATGAATTATGCCGTAGTAGCCCAAGGAGTGCCAGTGGCTTTCTTAGGAGCCTTCTGTTCAGCGATATTAGATGCCAGAGCATCTTCCAAAGCCTTCACACCTTCCTCGCCCATGCTATTCTTAACCCAGTCAATCACTTGAGCTTCGGTCAGGGACTCATAAGGAACGTAGTTGATACCATCTTCTTTGGTGAAGCTGATAGTGCCGTAAGAGCCTGCGAAGAACTCACCGTCCACTTGGGAGGCTGTCCAGTGAACTACGTTGACGAAGCCGTCAGCGGTGTCACGTTCGAGGGTGTTGATTGTGAAGTTTGTCATGATGATGTTTCCTTTTAGATGCCTGCTGCTGCAAGGCGTTTACGCAGAGATTGGATTTCGGCAACCAAGTCGGCAATGACTTCAGAGCTACCGGCTTGCATGGCTTGGTAGACTGGCTTGCCTTCTTTGTCCACAGCGTCTTTGGTGCCAGTGACGGAACCTGCATAGACCTCTTGGAACTTGTGAGCCAAGAAGCCACGAGTGCGGGAGCCGTCAGTTTTCCACTCGTACTCAATAGGTTCAAGAGCATCAATGCGAGCACCTGAGCCAGTAACGGAGCCAAGGACTGTCTTCAGGCGGTAGTCGGACATGGTCGCATACACAACGGCCAAATTGGTATATGACACATAACCAACCGTCGATCCGCCATTGCGAAAGTCCAGCGGGTAAGAAGTCCCCGTTGAGCTTGCACGGTTAAAGATCATTGCTGTAGCGCCTGCTGACGTATTTGGCTGAATAGTTAACCCGCCTGCGCCTGCAATACTCGTAGTCCCCACCAACAAATTCCCACCAGCATCCAGCGTCATCGCCTGAGTAAAGCTGATGGCGTTGCCTGCTGTGCCGGAGGGGGCGGTGAACCAACGGTGCTGCCCTGACGTTTGTTGATAGATGCTTGCGTAATCCGAGCCGATGTATGTGTATTGCCCGCTTGTTCGATATGAGTTGTAAGCCGATTCGCTGCGGTCGTTTGCGCCACCTGTTAGGGTTGCACGTTGAGTTTGGAAATTCACCCAAACAGCACCAGCACTCGGCGTCACCCCAAGGCCGAGGTTGCCGGAGGAGTTGTATACGAGTTGGTTTCCGTTTGCATAAGCAATAAAAGAGCCTGCTTCTGAGCCAATACGAACAGCACCAAGAGTCGTACCAGAGTCTTTTAACATGACCCACATCTGGCTCTGGTCAGAACGGAACGCTGAAGAAACTGTAGTCCCTGTTGCGGATACATCCAACTTATAAGATGGCGAACTCGTCCCAATGCCAAGACCTGTGGTGTTCAGGCGCATACCCTCGGAGCCGATGTACCAGCTATGGAACCCGCCGTTGTTGTTGGAGTAGCGCATCTCGTCGCCACTCGTCACCCATTGGATTGAGCCGAGGTTTGCTGCATCAGTTCGGTTCAACTGAAAGTAACCGTTTGACCCACCAGAGCCACCAGAAATGAACTTCCCAGTCGTTGCTAAGTTCGTCCCATCAAACGTCAGCGCAGACCCAGAGGTCAGGACTTTGGAGCCGTTGAGATAAGGGATGCCGTTGGCTGTGCCGCCGTTAAGCGTTACTGTTGACGATGTTGTCAATGTAGTAACGCTTGCTGTACCACCAGATACGTTTGTAGCTGTAGTAGCAGTAGCAGCATTACCCGTAGTATTCTGGTTAAACGTAGGCCATGTAAACGTACCTGTACTGAAGTTGCCAGAACTAGGGGTTCCAAGTGCAGGAGTCACCAAAGTAGGCGATGTAGCCAACACCACCGATCCTGATCCAGTAGAAGTTGTTACTCCAGTCCCACCATTGAGCACTGGTAATATTCCATTTACACCAGCAGTCAAAGAAACTGTATTGTTTTCCCAAAGACTTGTTGAACTGTTATAAATAATTGTCTGCCCGTTGGATGGCGTTTGAGCAGATACGTTATGCAGCTCATCAAGTTCATAGCCGTTTTGCACTTTGACAAAAATCTTGCCTTGAGTTGGGTGGGCATATTCAACCACACCAACATACACCAAGTGAGTAGGGGCATATGGTTTGGTAGTAGTAACTCCACCAGCAACTGTGCCACTTAAATACAACTGAGCGCCATCTGTATAAGCAGATGTATTAATGTTGGTAATTAAACCAATGATAGTGACGTTGCCATTTGAGTTGTTTGCCAAATCAGCAGTCATCATGCCCAAAGTCTGAGCAGAAGATGCGTCACTATTTGCTTGAGCTTTTGTAACAGTTGGAATTTGACCAGTAGCGCCTGTGATGTAGACCACAGTGCCTTTTGTTAGCGTTGCGCCAGTTGTATTACGAACCTGGCAAATAACGTTGTTGGTAGCAGCAGCAACAGCAACACTCAGATCAATTGCAGTAGTTCCAGTAATGTTAACACTGCCATCAATAGATCCAATTGTTTGTACAGCAGTATCAGCCTTAACACCTTGAGCAGCAGTTGCAAATGCTGTGCTGTCTTGTGTTGCAGCAGAGCCTAAGCCAAGGCTTGTACGAGCACCAGCAGCAGTAGTAGCTCCAGTACCACCTTGACCAACACTCAAAGGAGTTGTCAGGCCAGACAAAGAAGTAATGTCGCTGTTAGCACCAGAAGAAGCAGCACCCAATGCTGTACGAGCGCCAGCAGAAGTTGTAGACCCTGTACCACCATTGGAAATACCAACAACACCAGTAACATTAGTCGATGTACCAGATACAGAGCCTTGGATTTGATTGCTGAATGTTTTTGTTCCGCCAATAGTCTGGTTGCTTGTCAAATCAACATACAAGCTAGAACCAGTCAAACGAGTCCATGTACCAGCCGTTTTAAACCAGATTGTTTGAGGAGCAATATCCAACTCAATGTACAACTGGTCAGATTGACCAAGAGTTGAGCTAGGAGTACCGTTGCCAGACAGAATAGGAAGGCCGCTAGCATAGGAAAATTTGCCCGGAACACTCCAAGTAAGGGTAGATGCAGTTTTGCTGTTTACAAGCGCAATAGACACCCAAACGGTATTTGTTGGGTTTGCAGGAGGAACAGTCAACCAACCAGCAGGAGGCGTACCAGTATTTGTTGTAAAGTTCCAAGAACCACCAGTAGGTGTAGCAGGTTGAATGTCTGCTACTTGGAAGATAAACCACTCAAAATAGCTTCCACCAAAATTGGTGTTGTTGCCATACAAGCCTGTTGATTCAGAGCCAGATGCGGCTGCTACAACGCCGGAAGTGCTACTTCCATACAAGCCACCAGTAGCCATATCTATTCCTTATTTGAAACTGTAACGCACTGCGCGAGGTTGAAATTCAGAAGTCAAATGCTGGTCGCCACCACGCCATTTTCCTTTGTAATTCTGATCTTCAATCAGGCCATAAGAGTCATCAAAACGAACTTGCCATTTCTGTGCTTCTTCAAGGTTCTTATTTTTATCGTAATAGCACTGCAATGTGCCGTACAAATATCCTTCAGGGAAAGAAGCAAGAACACCATTGTTTTGCACAACAGGAACCAAAGGATCAGCAGTTGGGCTAAACAAAAATGGAAACGTCTTTTGATAATAGGCTTTGATTGTTACGCCTTGACCTGGATTAGGTGTAAACACATAGTTTGGACCGACTTCAGAAAAACTAGCCCGAATAACTCGTGGAACACCAAAAGGACGAACATACAGCTGGTCAATCATTCGACGACGAATAATCTCACGATCACCAACACGGTCATAAATGATCCAAGGACCAAGACCAGTAGAACCCGGAGCCTGATTGGCAGGAGGAGTTTCTTGGAAAAAAAGAATAGGAAACACCATATCCGAAGGGATAGGAGCCAACCCATTGGCATCAGTTGTCAATGTTGCAGGAGCAACAGTGTCGTATGGGTTTGAACGCAAAGCAGGAAGCTCAAGAGTACGCATCTTGAGTTCACACATCTGAATGCAAGATTGAATTTCAACAGACGATTGAGTCGGAATCTTGACAATGTCTGTTGGCAAAGTAGCACCAGACCACACATTATCTGTATCGTCAACAGTAATCGTAGTAGATGAAACAGCCAAAACCAGTGTATATGGACCAGTTACGCTAGACCCAATAAAGTCACCAACCAATACCTTAGATGAAGGATTTGCAGAGGTTGTAATAACGCCAGTAACGTCATTAAATGCCGTTGCGTTAACACCAATGCTGTTTGGAATTGCCCCTACCCACTGAGCTACACGACTAACCAGCGAGTTAGCTGATTGAATAAATAGGGCCATTTTTCATCCTCACTTAGTAGGTACTGCTGGATTATAAGGGAGTGGAATTTTTCCGCTAGGGTGACAGACAAAATCCGAATAATATTCGTTCACAATAGCGTAAAACTTGATCTTGTCTTCTTTAACTTGCTTGATCAATTCCCAAGGGCGATTATTAAAATACTTTGAACTGATTTCGTGAGCAAAGCATTTTGGCAAGTTCATTGCGTGAAAGGTTCCAGCAAAAAATGGGTTATCAGTCCCATGTTCTTTGTAAAACTCACGCATTTCTTTGCAACTTTGCTTAATCTGTTCAACGTTCTTTTGGTCATATTGAACGTATCGAACACCGTCCTGAGCACCAATTTTGTAATCAATATTGGCTGTTTTAAATGTTTGTGACCAAGTGCCAGACTTGACCTCATTAAACATTTTGTCATTTTTAATCAGCAAACTCTCTAGACCACCAGCAAGGTTTCCACGCAAATAATAGTCTTCGTTGACTTTAGCTTCTTCGTTGTTCAGGTTCAGTTCCATACATTCTCCATGCTTTACCAAAAGAGACTCCGAAGAGTCCCTTTCAGAAAAGCTCCGAAGAGCTTTACGTTACGCCAGATAGCGAACGGATTGCGTCGAAGGACGAGGTGCAGTAACAGCAGCACCAGTAGGAGAAACACCGGCCAACACAGCAACGCCTGCTGGGTTACGGACGATCAGCGTACCTTCCATGATGTACTGGTCAAGCGAGGCGTCAGCATTCGAGAACACTTCGTTGTTTGGACCCAGTTCACGCAGGCTACCCCACTGGATAACGTCAGGGTTCAGGAACAGGGCAGAAGTGTTATCTGCACCGGTTTGGTCCATAACCCAGCTATCGTCGATCTGGTAGGTGTAGTTGAAGTCACCTTCGTAGGTGCTGATCGTGTCACCCTTGTCAGCAGGGTTGAAACGGTTGATGCTACGGCTGGTAGGCATCATGTCGCTGATGTGGGTACGCATCGAAGTTGGAACCACCATGTTGGTGATCTTGGCGTTGAAGCGTTGTTCAGCGGTAGTAACCAGCTGCTTGTACAGGTAAGGGCTGAACTGTTGCAGGGTCTGACCAGAAGCAAACGAGAAATAACCCAGACCAGCGTTCGACAGCAAGCCATTGAAAGGCGTGTTGGTCGAAGTAGTCGAAGTAGTGTCGTTGCTATCAGAAGCAGCCAAGTTCAGAACAGCAGTACCTGTGGTGGGGTTGCCAGAACGTGTACCAGCGAAGGCATACAAAGAACCAAAACGACGACCGTTGTTAGGCGTAGAACCTTGGGTAGCGGCTTGACCAGCGTACTTGATAGAAGCACCGTCAGCGCGAACCATTTGCAGTTCAACGTCAAACATGATTTCGGTCAATTGCTTGACTTCTTGGTAGGCTTGTGGGTCGCCACCAGCTTGTTCAACAGCACGAGCGGTGCCAGTAGCGCCGATCACAGTGGTGAAAATCTGAGTGTAGTTACCCAAGTTAGCGCGGGTGTTCGATGCAGCATCGGAAGCGGAAACAGCAGCACCTTCCAGCTTTGCGTTCAAAGCAGGAGTGCGGAAGTAGTCGTTAGGCCAGATGTGCAGAGTCGAATTGACTTTGCGCTTTTTGCTCATAGCCATGTTAGTGATCGGGGTACGATCTTTCACATAGTTAGAAACGGTCAGGTCAAGGTCTTTGACCACGATGTCGGTGGTGTAACTGCCGTTGCCGTTACCCAAGTTTGCAGAGGTGATGGTTGCCATTTTAAAAGCTCCTGTTTAAAAGTTACCGGCGGCGTTGTTTGTTTGCCGACAGCATTGTTGCCAAAAGGTCACGAGCTGCATTCTTATCGCCAGTCTGAGCCTTCTTTTGAAGTTCTGTAACCTTGTCGTCAGGGGCAGTTTTGGCTTTTGCTACTGGCCTACCTGCTGCTGCAAGCGAACCACCGGCATTACGCACAACCGGACCTTCACGGAACTTCATACCGTCCCGAATCAGACCCAACAGATATTCATCACTGGACACCAAATCAATGTTTGGCACACCAGGAACAAACGACCCGTTTGCACCTTTCCACTCTTTGCCAAGCTTATCTCTAAGCTCTGAAAAGTTAGCCTTGTTAGCCAATTCTTTGTCAGTAAACGATTGACGGGCTTTCTCCAAGGTTTCTTGGACAAATGCGGATCGTTGCTGATAAAACTGCTCAACTTTAGGCCGACTTTCCTTAATGAACTGCGATTTTTCGTTGATCAATTGAGCGTTCTGGCGGATAGCCGCTTGAGCTTCACTCTTTTGAACTTCGTCTGTCGCATTCTCGAGAATCTGCTGCCATTGCTGGTTATATTGCTGGAGAGTAACCAGTTCATCTGCTGCTGTTTGCAACTGAGGAACAATTGTCAACTCCAAACCAATTTGCAGACCATCAAGTTCACTACGGCGTTTGGTCTCATACTCTTCAAAATCAGCTCGTTCAGCTTTAAGCTTGCGAGCATTTTCATGGATAGCACTACCCTGACCCAGAATAGAAGCCGCTTTGCTTGCCGTCATCTCAACAAAGCCGCCTTCTGCGTCTTTATTGGGGATTTTCAGCATCACATTAGGATTCTGTTCTGCAAAGTCCAAAAAGTTAACTGCTTCATTTACACCATCGGTGGAATCATCAGTTTCTTTGGCCTCTACAGCTTCTGATTCATTGCTTGTACCATCTTCAGGTTCGGTTCCTTCAACAGGAGCCGCCTCAGGGGATTCAGCTTTCGCTTCCTCTTGTCCTGCTGGAGTTTGTGAACTGCTTTCCTGCGGAGCGTTACGCTTGTTAGCGGCGATCATTGCAGCAATAGCATCGGCGGGATTCACAGCCCCAGTTTGCTCAGTGGCGGTCGCATTTGCGATTACGTCTGACATAAGTTTATCCTAAATTGTTAAGTGTTGGCTTTAATTGCAACCTTACCAAGATATTCTGTCTTCTCTACGAAGGCAATGAAATCTCGGACTCCAGCTACATAATGTGCATTTTCAATACGTTCTGGATCGGTTCTACTTTCTTCGAGCCTTTCCAGTATGTTAAACCTATACAGGTTAAACAGCAGTGCAAAGTCCTCATTACGCATGAGGCGAGTGGCTGATTCGCCATTCTCAATAACCAGAGTTCTTCGACTTACATCAGCTTCCTTTCTGGCATCTACAGCCTTTGTCCTTTTATTGAAATACTTTCTGATTTCCAATACCAAGCTTTTCATTGCAATTCTCAATCAATTTCTACTGCCGATAGTTTGCCACGTTTTGCAGCCAACCCCTCAAAATAATTGTCCACATCAATATCTTCAGCTTTTTTGATATTCAAAGCAGATACTGTCTTGGATTCCTCAACCTTGGCTTGGTTCAAAGCCACTTTAGACTGAGTCTCTTGTGCTTCTGGACTTGGACCCTTCTGAGCTTGAGCTTGCATAACCTTTGCAGCTTCTTCCAAAGTCGGCAAATAAGCATCCACATCCTTGACGCCCAAAACGCGCAAAGTATCAGCAAAAGGACGACGAACCTTATCAAACAACTCAGGGACACTTGGGTCCAATTGCATCATTGCTTGCGTAAAGCCAGCTTGAGCTTGAGTAATCATTTGCTGACGCGTCAAACGGTTTTCGTCAGAAAGGAACCCAAGAGCCAAATCAACATTAATGATCTTGCGATCAATAAACTCAAAGTTTTTAACAGACAAGGCATCCATAAATGGTTGTCCTTTACCGCAGATGCCAGCCAGTTGCTGGATGTTGTAATCATCAGCATATTGAATCAGTGTTTTCCAAGTGATATAGATCACATCGCGCAAACCAATAGCGCAGTTCTTGACCATTTCATCTTGGATCAATTGGTTAGGCCCCATAGCCAATTGCAACTTAAATCCACTGTTGCCATCTTTCATGACTTCAGGGTTCAGCACATCATTGGGGCTGGTCATGCCAATCATTGCCATCTTGTCCGACTCAAATCGCTGCATAGACGATTGGACATAGGCCAAGTTGCCCTGCATAGGAGCAAACTCAAAAACGTGCTTGCTAGGATCGAATTTACGGTCCAAAACAAACATGGCAGACACACCACGTTGGATTTCTTCAGCATCAATAAACTCAGGGTTTACACCAATGCGAGGAGTAGATGCTTGCATGGCAAACGACATCTCAGCACGGGCAATAGCCGTACCGTATTCTTGCATTGGAACCAAACGTTCAGCCAAAGAATAGCCAAAAGCGTTGCCGACAATTGGTTTAGGATTCATTGACGCCAGAGGGATGAAATCAACCTCTTTGACGTACAGAACATAAGAGCCAGAGAAGCAGACTTCCACAATCTCTTCTTCACCATCGCCATCTACGTCTTTGCGAATCCAAGCTGTGGTCAACATGATGACTTTGCTGTACTTGTCAGCACCAGCAGAAGCAATCACACCTTGTCCTGGTACTGGAGTTGAATCACGGGCATGCAAGGCCAGATCGTTTTCCAAAGCACCAGCTTGGTAAGCACCAGCAGGGCCATAAGCAGCATGTTCAGCCAGTTTCTCAAGGTCCACATACGGAAATTGAGCCTTGCACTCATGAATAGTCATGGGGTCATAAAAACCCACAAAGTCTTGGTCCTGAATGTTGCTGATAGTTGGATTGCAGACAAAATAGTGCTGTGCAACGTGCTTAACTCGGACGGTTGTTGAGTAACCAGTCATCTTGTACTTGGCACGGTAGACAGTCTTAGATGCAATTGCGTCTTGAACGTCTGCACCAGTTTCTTCAACTTCTTGGGCAACACCATTCAGGTCAACATCAATACGGCGCATGTTCTGACGTTTGCAAGTCAGGCCCTTTTCAGCAGCCATGATCTCAAACACACGCAGTTGATCCTTTGTGCCTTCAACTTCTTTGTATTGGGTAACAGGTTCACGCACAGGCGAAACCATAACCACGCCCAGCTTGTGCAACAAAGAATCTTGAGCCCAATCACGGATGATTTGGTAGCTGTCGTTCTTGCTGTTAAGCATGTACTTGACCATCTCAGTAGCTTGAACAGATTGTTCACTATCTTGCTCGCTGAAGCGTTCAAATTCAAAGTTGATTTTGCCGTTAGGCATTAGGCACTTGGTAATGATGGCCGTAGCGTAATCAACCCCAGGAGCAACAACAGGATTAATGTAGTCAATACCGCGAATTGGCTCAGTAGAGTTACTGACGGCAATATTCAGATAGTGATAATCAGAAAGTCGGTTGAATGTGTTTTTTGCTTGCGTCAATCGCAAGTAATCCACCATTTTTAGATAGACTTCATGAGCAACTTGGAAAACAATTCCTTTATTGCCTTGAGGCGCTTCAATGTAGTCTACGATTACGTTCTGCTTATCAATCATGATAATCCCTTAAATTCGTTGCGCCTTGCCCTCAACAGGTTGGAACCTGCGATATTGGAACGTGTTTGCTCGGCTTACAACCGACTCGCCATGACCTTGAATCAATGCCAAAATGCCAATACGGGCTGAGTCAATATGGTCATCAGGGTCACTGAAACGACCAACATCATCAATCGCATAATTTCGAGCTTCATCAAGGAAGCCAAGACAGGATTCATTAATCCTTAGTGTCCCACGCTCCATCATTACCCGCATTATATTGATTCCGTAAGCTTTATGGTTGGTAACTTTACCTTGATCATTAACAGGGTTCAATATAGCACCCGGAATAACATTCAAACCATAACTGTCTTCAAAAACTTCACGGACTGACTGCTCTGTCAGAGTATATCGACCAGCTTGAGCTGCATCGTGTGGCAAAGCAATAGGAACACCCTTAGATTCCCTGTCCATCAGATAATGGACATATTCATCCGGTGTTTCGCCTTGAGCAATCTTAATCTGGCGGTGCAGATAGATGATCTCTTCAACCGGATCACGGAAAAAGAAACTGATAATCGTTGGGTCGTTTCTGATACCCAAGTCAAACGAAATCAGGCGTTCAAGTTTCTCATTTGTCTTCAGATCAACGTCCACACCCTTATAGGTAGGCCAAGAAAGCAATGGGAATACCACGCCTTTACCCACAAGAGGAATACCGTTCATACGGCATTCACGCTCCCAAGGCATAAAGTCACGAGACAATTGATCACGCTCTTCTTGGCTGAAGAAGTTCTCGCCCCATTCGTTTTCAAAAGGGACGTCATCCCAAGTTACTCGGACATGGGTGTAACCGTCAATCTTGTCCCAGAATTTACGAACAAGTCCTGACATACCCTTGAGCGGGGTAAATGAACACAATACCTGCCCGTTCCGTTGTGCAGTACGGACGACAAGTTCTGAGAAGATTTCGTCTGGAGGTTGTTCGTCCAAGACAACAAGGTCAAGTTCAAAACCCTGCAAATGGCGCACTTGCTGTGTGTAGTTGGAGAAGTAAAGCTTGGATTTGCCACCGGATGCATGCCAGATTTCAATAGACAGAACGTTAGCCCCATCAGTTCGATACGATTTAGGGTCAATACATTCAAGAGGAATAGAACCAGTCCCCAGCTTGTATGACTGTTTAATATCATCACACCCCAGCAACTTGCTTTGCAGGGTCTTGGCAACCTGCTCCCAGGATTCACCAGAACACATTGCAATGATCGGTTTATCCCAGACCTTGCCATCCCAATTCTTTGGATAGCGGCCTGTCAGATGATAAGCAGTCTCGTAAGTAGATGCGATTGTATTGTGATGAACAATACCAGCACTGATGTAATTTTCAGTTCCAGGAACTGTAAAGTCGTAGCAATCATGGACGCCAATAGGTTGATATGCTACAATCTGATTTGCATCAATACTAAAAGGATTTACCAATGAAGGCTTTTCAATTTGATCTTGACCAGTTACGTGATTTGATTGAAGTTCAGCAATTGACGCAAGAACAAGTCGCTGCAATTCTTGGATGTAACCGCTCAACTTTGCAGAGGGCATGTTATCGTTTTGAATTAAATACTCAGCGAACAGGTCCACGATCTGGAGACAAGCATCCCGATTGGAAAGGTGGTCGAAATTTGGTTGGTGGATATTGGTATATTTATCAACCAGACCATCCTTATCGCACCAAGAAAAATACTGTTGCAGAGCATCGACTTGTGATGGAAGAACATTTAGGCCGCTATTTATTGCGAACAGAAGTTGTTCATCACAAGAACGGAGATTCTCAAGACAATCGATTAGAAAACCTAGAAGTATTTTCCACGAACGCTCTTCATCTGAAGCATGAGTTAACCGGGCGCATTCCAAACTGGTCCGCCCAAGGTGTGGAAGCGATGGCAGCAGGTTCTCGCAAAAGACGTATTCAGCTCCAGACTGCAAAACGCAATGCCCAAGGGCGGCTTCTATCCAACGACCATTTGACATCCACAGACGAACACAAGGTTCCTGAGGCTTCATAATTGGTTGAACAGCTTTTCTGATGACAGGCTTTTCACCGTCCCATGACCAAACATCAAACGCTTCGCCTCGTTTGTACATTTCGCCATAGGTGATTTGCTTGCCATCAGGCAGGTCTAAAACTGTTGCTGCTGTACAACATTTTCCAGCCCTGTTCGCGGCGATCATCCCGCGACGAGTATGCGTTTTGCCAGTCTTAAAAAAAGCAGTCTGATACTTAAATGGCCGAAACCATTTCAAGGTATTGAACTGCATATCTCTGGCAATTACATCCCTTGCTGACTTCATCTTTTTAAGTTGATCAGCGTCTAGATGCTTGATAGCAGCTTTACCGCCAGCCAACTTAACCAAATGCTTTAGCGCCCGATCTTTGTAAATCGGGAGGATGTAATCACTGGCTTCACTTTTTGCCATACAAGTCCCGAATATCCAACAGGATTTGTGCGGCAGATGCTAGATAGAAAACGTCCTTGGCGGAAAGAGTACGCTCCCCTTGAATGTCCTTTTGAAGCCATTCAAGGGTTTTACGAGCGCATGTCTCCGCCTGTCCAGACAGCTTTTGTCTAAAAACGGCAGAGTAGTCTTCCATCATGCCCAAGGGTTAGCAATGTTCTTCTGAGTTACCGTCACCATGTCACGGTCAATCAGACTCCAAATGCCACCACCTTTTTCACCAATGCAGTATGTGTACAAGCCACGACCATCCTTGGTGTAAGTGCCATCAGCATTACGCAAAACTCGCTCCTCAGTACGAGGATCAAGCCAAGTGTATTTTTCGGGAACACGCTGACCATATTTATTCATGCGTTCACCAACAGCAACTTTTTCAACAGGAGCAACAATCTGATAAGTGATCACACCGTTGTCGTACTTTTTGAAATCAATAGCCACCTTGCGATCCGATTGTGGATCAGTAGGATGAGGCATATTGGTTGCACCAAAATAATGAACCTGATTTTCTTCACCAGGAAGGTCTTTACTACGAGGAGGAAGTTCACGCAACTCGTCTTCTGGGATCAATTCTTTACGATCAACGTAAGGATTGTCTTCAGTAATAAAAGTCTCGGGAATCTTTTTGCCTTCCAACGCATTCTTGGCGACCAAATACTGCTCTTCTTTTGGTTTGCCAATAAGGTCCAAAGAAACCCCCACTCGGTCATAGACAAACTGAGAGAGTTCTTTAGCGGTTGGAAGGTCTTCCTTCAGCGCTGCAATATCATACGTTGCCATACATTTCCTTTACTTGGTTTCAATTACTGGTTCTACAACTTCAAATTCGTCGCCAACTTGAGGTTTCTTCTCAACAATGTAATCCCAACCCAGAACGACTCGAAAGCCATCTTCAAGAATTGCGGTTACTTCATCGCCTACACGTTCAAAAGATTCGATTTTCATACTTTGCCTGGTACTTTAGGGGTTTGGAATTTGCCGCCATTCACATTGTTGGTCGTGTTATCAGACAGATTACGAACAGTGAAAGCATTACGAACAGCGCTAGCAACAACAGCACGGCGTTTATTCTCGCCTTCAAAGCCGCTCAGTTTGTCATTGATGCCTTTGGTCAAGCCTTTAGCCATTTGCTTGCCACCAGAGATTACTTTGCCGTAGGACATATTGGCCTCACTTCAGAAAAGAAGAACTGCGATAGCCATCATTGGCACAGTAATCAGCTTTAGGACGGCTGACTTGAACCTTCTGATGCTGACCAGTGATCGAACCACCAGCTTTAGGAGCACCTTGGCTACCAGCAGGTTGAGCTACACCACGCTTGTTAGCACCAGTAACAGCAGTAACGCCACCAGTGCCAGCAGTGTGTTTGGATTGATTGCCCTTACGATTAGGGGCTTGAGCGTACAGGAAGTTGGTAGTCATTTTGAACCTTTCCGTTTATGTTCAGAGTCACGCTTCATCTGGTAGGCAATCGCCACGGCCTGCTTTTGTGGTTTACCAGCCTTGATTTCGGCCTTGACATTCGATTTGAAGGCTTTATCCGATCCGGATTTCTTCAGAGGCATATCTTACACCTTTCATTAAACTTTACGAAGTGAGGTTAGGAAATCATCCATAGCATCGTCAGCACTGATCTCTTCATCTTTGGTAATGTTTTGAACGTGCTCAATCGAGATAATGGGTGCTCTTGAAGACTCAAATGTAGCAAGCTTTTCAGCAATCCGGGCTTTTTCTTTGATGTCCAGCTCATCAGACTGCATAGCCTCAATCAGCACATCCATAGCCGTCTTCAAAGGCGGAAGACCTTTAGCCATGTGCTCTTCATTCAATTTGTTAAACAGCGCACCGTATTCAGTTACCCGGTTAACAATAGATTTAGGCCGACCAGCGGGATTATTTTTACTGCCTTCAGGAGCACCCCGAGGTTGCTTTTCACCAGTAGCCAACAGCAAAGCCTTTTTCTCGGCTTTTTTCAATTGATAATGTTGACGAGCTTTAGCTTTTTCTTCTTCAGATTTAACGTGACTGCCTTCAGGTCGAATCTCACCAAATATATCGGTCATTTAATACCTTTCATTCCGTCTTCAGTTCTAATCCAGGCATACGAGCCGTTGGTTGTAAATCCACGTTTCTTGTGAATCTTCATAAATCCATCGTGCTCACCACGAATACTGGTCGAACAGATAATCGGGATATTCCAATCCCTGCACCAAAGAATATGTTGGTCAATCATCTGATTAATAATCCTTACCCGCTGTTTAACAGGAAGATTTAAATCAACGTGGTGAAACTTGGCATTACTAATCTCTTCGTTTGAATAAGTAGTATATCCACCACGGTCAAACCAACAGTAAGCCAGCAAAGCTTGGTCGTCAATTCCTTGCCCCATCATCGTCTTAACAATCTTGTCACCACGACAAACAGCCAAGAACTCACGACCCCTGTCAAACAACTGAAGCGTAGAAGTCATGGTCACATTTTTACGGAACACATTCCTGTCCCGTTTCAATATCCCATCAACCTCAGCACCATAGATACTGTCCGCCAACTCCACAATGTCATCAACATCATGTAGCGGATGTGAAAGCGTCCATTCCATACATTACCTTTCAATAAATTGGTGCCCATGAGGACGAATCGAACGCCTGACCACTTGAGTACAAAACAAGTGCTCTACCAACTGAGCTACACGGGCTTGGCTCCTCAACCTAGGCTCGAACTAGGGACCCTGTGATTAACAGTCACATGCTCTACCGACTGAGCTATTGAGGAATAGCCGCATTCTATCAATAGCCAAAAGTTTTAGGCAAAAAAATTTATACAGGGATTCCAAGTATTACTTTTCCATTGGATATAACCTCGGTATTTCTGGCACTTTTCCTGATTTGTGAATACTAATTTATTGAGCAAATGTTGGGAATGAGGACTAGAGGGAAGAAGTTTTTGTAGAAAATTTGGGTTTGGGTGACCGGGCCCCCTTTATTTCCCCTCTATTCCAGCCCTACCCCCCTCTCTATCTCACGCCAAACGATGGGGTGAATGCCAGGTTAGTGCCCGCTAACTACTATGTTAGTGAGTGCTCACTATGTTTGTAGCTATAGGGAGAGCTTGGGTTTCTCGAGTGAAGGGCCCGATCGTTTAGATGTTTTCCAGTGATTGACTAGTGAAGATCTGAGCCATGCGCTGGAAATGGTTGGAGCTATTGATTCCCCTATATCTCTCTCTAGTAGAGTGATAGAGGATGGCCCTGGGTTTCTTTTCTTTTTTCTTTTTTGCCACCTTCAAGCCCATCATTTCCTCATGCTATCACCCAGGTTAAACCGATAGCCTTTACCTATTCATCCATTCATTCTTGAATTCACTTGATTTAATGAATACTTTCTTCCCCTAGGGTTTTTAATTGTCTATCTAAGTGTTTTCCCTAATGATATTTATCGCAAACAATCGCATAATTCATACACCAACTAACGAAAGGTACATCATGCAAAGCAAACCAACTCACACCACAACCTTCGAGGCAAAGATTCGGGATGAATGGTTAGTAGTGGACGGTCAAGCCTGGTCAGATCACGAAGGAATCTATCAAACACGTATTGCAGCGGTCTGGATGGAAGACGTAAACGTCACGGGCTTGCTGACAGACTATGACCTGGCCGAACTGGACGCAATGATTCCAGACGCTATCGCAAACGACCACCAGGAGTAAATCATGCGTAACTTCATTGACAAACACATCGACACCATCACCGCTATTGCATTGGGCCTCATTCTCTGTGGCTTTGCTTTGGCTTACTTTGACATTCTCACTAAATAAGAGGTTCACCATGAAACAAACTATTGGCTTTAATGAATTCCGTGATGCTTTCCGTGCTTATGACCGTATGGAGAATTTTAGCCGTCAAGGGCTTGAATTGCTTTTTGATTATTGCGAAGAGGCAGACCCAGATATGGAACTGGATGTAATTGCTTTGTGCTGCGAATACTCCGAAGAATCGGCCGAAGATATTGCATCCAATTATTCAATTGATATTAGTCATATTGATAATGAAGACGATGATTATGAAGAACAAGTATTTGAAGCTGTTCGCGATTATCTTGAAGACAACACAACAGTTATCGGCGAGGTTGCTGGTGGCTTTGTGTACGCTGTCTTTTAAGGCGTAAACCATGAAAAAACTTGAAGCACTTATTGCTCGTGCGAGGTTGATCCTGATCATTGAAGAGATGAGACAAAACCTGAGGAACTACAAATGAAAAACTTCACCACTTATCGCGATGCAATGCGGTTTATCCATAACGCTGGTCTCTTAGTTAAACCAGTCAAACGGCGTGTATGGCTAGGCCAATTTGGCGAAACCATGGTCTGGTCTGTAGCTATCGGCTAACCGCTTCACAATTTCACGCCTTACCATCGGGCGAAAAACGATGAAAGCCTAGGGGCATTCTTGGATTCTTTCCAGGAGTGTCACTAGGTTTTTTTTCGTTCTTTTTTGTCAATAGCTTGTCAGTGCTAGGGCGAAGCTTTGCCCGTTGATTGACAATGAGTTGTTATGCGGTAGCGTGTCCGCTGGGTTTCGCTCAGGCTTTGCATTGTGCTGGATGACTAGGTTTTGACCTATTGGAAATCGGGCTTTTGAGGGCTTTTTATGGCTGGGCATGCATTGGGTTGGGTGTGGCCTGAAAGTGCCTGGAATCGCCCAAAAACGGGCTTGGTGAGCTTTGCTGCGTGCTGGGTTTGCATTGGATTTCAGAAATCCGTCATTTTGAACCCCTACGCTATCGATGTGACCCCTGCGCTTGACCCCCTCATGGTCGGTCGGCGGTGATTTTTCGGTCGGCTAATCTGGTCTGTGATTTTGGGAAGACCCCCCCGGGGGTCAAAAAAAAGAGGCCCCTGTTTTAAAGAGGCCCCAAGTCCCAAGGAGAATCAGATCATTTTAAAAATTTGAGCTTATAAATCGTTCCATCAATCAATGCTGCGATCTCATCAATTATGTTTTGGATTTCACTGTTTTGTGGCATTTCTTTGCGTTCTTCAGCAACATACTCTTTCAAGGACATCAGCTCTTCAAGACCTGTAGCTGCTGGACCATAGTAATCAATGGGGTATTCAATGATCTCACCTTGCAAGCCTTGGATGGCTTCTGTGAGAGTATCAACCAAAGGAATGATGTCCTCATAAAAAGAGCCAAGAGCCATATGCTCTGAGTAGCTACGGCTTTGACGATGCAGGATTTGTGTGTTTGTTGACGAATGCATCAATGTCAACAGAAATTCTCCATATTCCATATCAAACCTTTCAAGGATGGGTTATTTTAATTCAAGCAATCGTTGGATAGTAATATTCAATGCGTCCATCTCGTCCATCTTGCGGATAGCCCAAGCTCTTTTCTGTCCATGCCAACCAAGGATTGATCCCTGATGACAGCTCTTGCAAAGGGCTATACAGGTGTATTGAAGCCCTTGGACAACATGGTGAGCATCACTAGGCCCTGGTTCATCACATACAGAACAAGGCAACTCCTTGACTCTGCCCAGATGAAACCGCTCTTTGTTATTCAGTTTGTTATTCATTTGTTATGCAAGTTATTATTCAGACATAGGTTTACCTAGGGTGGTTAGAGAACCTACCTGCTCCATCTACCTGATAAAACAGATAGACCAAGTGCGCTGGACGGGTTGATTCACTTATACACAAGGCCTAGTTACCACCTGAGTTACCTTGAGCTTTACCAGTCGGTCAACCAACGCTGGTCGGACAATCTCGGGGTGTATCGAGTGCCGGTGTTTCTTGGGTTCAGTCCATGCAGACCATCAGCTAACGCGCCCTGACGGTTGGTAGAAAACAAAAAAGCCGCTTACAACTGCCCTCGGTAGGAACCCTAGAGTAACTCCAAGGGCGAGAGCATGTGTAAACGGCCTTAACCTGTCGCTTCCTACGGCAACAGCTTCAGTATATCAAAGATTTCTGAGTTCTGCACGCTTGCTGTATGCGTCGACTTTGTAGATTTCAAGTCGGGCTTGGGCAGCAGTCAGCATCCACTTCAATTTGGCTTCAATCTCAATGGCTTCCTTGTTAGCAGTGATAGCCAACTTGTATTCATCACTGGCATAAGCATCAGCCTCCCTTTGTCCCAATGAGCTGGAATCACTCTTGTTCATCTGTTGCGCTTTTACAACTTTCAGATAATTCTCTGTGTAAGCCACATCTCCTTTTGCTTTTGCATAAGGTTCTGCGTTCTCTTGGATGTAGCGGATTGCTTTTTCAGGGTTAATCTCCATGCTTTGCTTTCAAATGTGTTGATTGATCAATGCTTCTATGCCTTTGCCTAAGTCTCCATTTCCCATTTCTATGAGAACTTGTCTTTGGATACTGTTTAGGTGTAAGCCTGTGTAATCTGTATATGTGGGTCTGTCTTTTTTCTTCTTTGTTCCTGCACCCTTACGAGCACCACCCCATGTTCCTAGTGGCCTACCTAATCGCTTTTCTCTCAGCTTTCGGTTGTGTTCACGTTCTTTGAGTATCAGCCATTCGGGCTTTTGATATTCAAACGGATCATCCAATTCTTGGATCATGAAACAATCCACACGGCTTTTCCGCCAGTAAGCTCAAAATCTTCATGCTTTAAACGAATGTATTGTTGACCAAGAACGCCAGCAGATTGAACATAACCTTGAATTCCCCATGATTTCTGCTCAGTGATTACTACCATGCAACCACCAAACATTTCATATTCAGGATTTACTTGAGCAATTTGCCCAATCAAATAATTTTCATTGTTCATGCTACCTCCACAATAGGCCTAGCCTTCTTCAACCTGATCTCTTCTTCCACAATGAATAGAGCCTTCTCCATCTCTTTCACGGAACAATCATCTAGTTGAGCATCATGGATGTCCATAACCAGCTTCACAGCAGTCATTTCAGGCCCTGTAAAGCCAAATACACCACGTTCAGCACCACGTCTACCCATTGAGTAAATAGCGTCCTGAGCGGCTT